ACAGAAGTTGGATCTGGTGATGTCCCAGCAGGTCGAGGAGATGCTAAAAAAAGATATAAAAAGAAAATGAAATTTAAGCACAAAATCGCAACATACGAAGAATTTCTTTCTAAAGAAAATTCTCAAATCAATGAAGGCAAATTCAAAGCTGGTCAAGTTTGGATGTGGAAGCACGTCGATGGAGACAAAGAAGTTGAAATTACTAACGTCAAATCTAATGGAGATGTTGTAGGTAAGGTTAAAGGAACTTCAGACGAATTTATTGTTAGAGACGCTAATAAATGGCTTAAAAAACAAGTCGTTGAGGCTAGAGATCTTAATGATCCAATTCTTATGAAACTTAGAGCAGCTCAAATGAAAAGAGATGCTAAAAAGAATGAACCAGCTAAAAAGGAAATGTCACCAGCTAAATCTAAGAAATTGGCTAAGTTAGAAGCTGAAAGAGCTGAGATCATGCGAGACATGGAGCAAGAAGCTGAACCAGAAGGCGGTCCAATCGCAGATCGTTATGGTAAAATGCTAAACAAGATCGATAAAGAGATCGCTAAATTAGGAGGTCACGGTGAATGGGGTGCTGAAACTGACGTGTATATGTCTAAGGCTGAAATCGAAAGAAGAGCCAGATCTATTAGAGAATCAGAAGAGATTGATGAAAAAACAATCTATACTGGTCGAACTGAAGTAGATATTATGGATGAAGTTGGAGGTGATATTCATAGCATATACGGTAAATTAAATGATTTAGCAGAAGAGACAACTGATGCTAAATGGAGAAAAGCCATTGAAGGTATTATTAAAAATCTTGAAGGAGTTGAAAACAAAATTGGTCAAACTGCTAACAAGTTGGGTGTTGTTCCAACATATGAATCAGAAGAAGTTAATGAAGCTCGTTCAATCAATAAGATTCAAAAAGAATACTCAGCTGTAGTATCTGAAATGTCTGAAGTTGTTTTAAACTGGAAAGTCGCTAAAGAATCAGGTGATACTAAAGCTGAAGCTAACTTTTTAGCAAGATTAAAAGAACTTACTGCACAGAAAAAATCTTTAGAGAAAGAATTAAATCAAGCTGTAATGGGTAAAGATAGAAACGCTGAATTAGCGGGAGCTTTAGAATCTTTAATGTTAGAAGGTTCTATGTCAGAAATTGATATTATTGCTCAAGAAGCTAAGAATTTAAAGGACTTTATTAAAGAAGTATTAAAATATCTTAAGGTTGAAGACTCAAAGGAATTAAGAGATTGGTTAACGTCATTATACGCACCTTATCAAAGTTAATTTCATTTGAAACATTTTTAAAAAGCTCGATATAATTATCGAGCTTTTTTATTTTACAAGGCTTCTAACTTATAATGATGCAACCATTCCTATTTAAACCCGATAATTACGAATCATGGTCAAGTAAGGCGATTGAAAAAATCGAATTAACCATTGAAAGTTGTCAAACGCGTTGTCAACTTGAAACTGCTGCCAAGATGGTAGATAACTTCGTATTAATTATGGTTTTGAATGAAACTTATTCACAGGAAATAGTACAAGATATATCGCGTCAACTATATTTATGCTTAAAATTAAAAGAAAGTAGATTACATGGATAAAAATAAAGGTAAAATCGGCTTTACCGCTGGTAATTTTGATCTTTTGCACCCTGGTTACATTTATACATTTGAAACCGCTAAACAACACTGTGATTATTTTATGGTGTTTTTGCAAATGGATCCCTCAGAAACTCGATTTACAAAATATAAACCAGTTATTCCATTGTATGAACGATACAAGACTTTAATGGCTATTAAATATGTAGATGAGGTAGTATGTTATCAAACTGAAGAAGACCTAATTAAATTAATCGAGTTCTATAAGCCAGATATTCGTATTTTAGGAGATGATTACATTGGTAAGCGCTTTACTGGTGATAATCTTCCACCTGAAGTTATTTACACAACACGTTCACATGACTGGTCAACTACTAAGTTGAAAGATTTGATTACTATTCAAACTGTAAAGCAAAATCCAGAAATTGTAGACCGTGCAAAGAATGAAAATTCAACTTCGTCAGCACAAAGATTAATGTTAGCAATTAGAGATCAAATTGCTCAACATGCTGAAGGAAATCTTACAGAAGATCAATATAAAAATGCAATTAAAGAATTATTAGAACAAGCATGAGAATAGTAGTAACAGGTGGTATGGGTTTTATTGGCTCATCATTCGTAAATTTGTTGGGCCGTAAATTGCCAACTGCACAGGTAGTTGTAGTTGATAAGATGACTTATGCAGCAAACCCAAATAATCTCAAAACACAAGTAACTCTAATCAAAGAAGATATTTGCGATGTAACCGTAGAAGATCTCGGTGATTATGATTATTTGGTCCATTTTGCAGCGGAAAGTCATGTTGATAATTCTATTAAAGATGGCCGACCATTTATTCGCACTAATGTTGAAGGAACCTTTAACATTATTGAATGTGCTCGTCAAAACAAAAATCTAAAAAAGTTTATTCATATTTCAACCGATGAAGTTTATGGAGATATGAATGATATAGATACTTTAGCAGAAGCTCATGAGAAATATCCATTACACGGATCTTCTTATTATTCTGCAAGTAAAGCAGCTTCTGATCTTTTAGTTGAAGCAGCAGGCCGTACATTCGGACTTCCATATTTAATTACACGAACTTGTAATAATTATGGAGCTCATCAAAACGCAGAGAAATTTATTCCAAAAATCATCCAATCAATTAAAGAAGATAAGACTATTCCAGTTTACGGAGATGGTCGCCAAGTTCGAGAGTGGATCGATGTTGAAGACAATGTTCAACTGATTTATGAACTAATGTTATCTGATCAATTAAATGAAGTTTACAACATTGGCTCAGGAGAACGTTACGAAAACATTGAAATCGTGAACATGATCGGTGAAATGTTGGGTAAAACACCAAGGTTTGAATATGTTACAGATCGTTTAGGTCATGATCGAAGATATGCACTAAACTCAACTAAAGTCAGAGAAATCTTCTCAGACTGGGAAATCCTATCCTTTCAAGAATTCTTATTAGAACAAGTTAACGAATTAAAAGAAAAAGTATGAAAGCACATTTAGTAGATATGTTACGTAAATCAGCAGAAGCTGACAAATCAAAGGCATTATTAACACTTGAATTATTGTCAAATCACGCAGCAGGTATTGGAGATCACTCAACGGGTGACTTTTACAAAAACGCAGAAGAAGCTCTTACAATGTTAGTGGATGCTGATGACAAGCTTGAAGCATTAGACAAATATTTTCAAACTCAAGTATAATTGAAAATATTTAGAAAATAATTAACCCGGGATTTTTTAGTCTCGGGTTTTTTGTTTATATTAGCTGTATAATTAAAAGATAAGCAATATGACAAAACAAGAGTTCATCGACAAACACGGAGAGTTTCAACCAGTTGAATTGTTTGGCACTTATGACGTTATTCGCCGTATCTCTAGCAACTTAAGTGATCTACACATTGAAAAAGAGTTCTTTACTTCAGAAGAAATGGATAACAAGCTGAATGCGATAAAGCAATATATGTGGGACTATGCAGCTGTGATGCTTGAAGAAGAGCGTCAAAAGCGATATGAAGAGCAAGAGATGAAAGAATTTAATGCACATTTAGGTAGAATTTAAGATGAGTAATAGGCAATTCACATGGTGGCGTAGGTTTCATACTTCTCGAAAACTACTAAAAGATCTCTATTGGAAAGGATATTCTCGCCTTCTTCAACGAATTGAATTTGGAGAGTTTGAATATGATCAATTGTCAGAACAAACTCATTTAGAGGAGCTCCTATATCAGATAGAATGTCAACAAATTAAAAATGAATTTAGCTACACTCGAGATCCAGAAATTATTCAAGAAAAAATTAGAGATCGACGAAAATTAAAAAATAAGCGAGTTGGTATAATGATGGAAAAACATCTTAAGCGTGAAGCCGAATTGCTTAGTCAACTTAGATTAGAACTTGCCGAGGAATTTAGTCTTGATGTTGACTATATACGAGAATACATGGAAACCTTTGATGGTACCACTAGGCAGCTTTTTTATGTGCTTAGATCCATTTCACAAGGTAGAACAATACCTACATTCGAACAAATAGATTTATTCCCTCGTTCACATTCAGAGCAGCCTAGGCACATATTAAAGGATCGAGATCCAATAATTAAACGAGCATGGAATAACTTAGTTAAAGAACGTAAAATATGGAATGCATATGGAAACTAGACCTATTATAGTTTATTGGTTACCTTACGAAGATGATCGAGAAATGGTAAGGCTTTTTAGTAGACATCAAGACTTTGTATGTTGTGTGATGGCAAAGGATAATCAAGAAGCTATTCAAAAAACAATACAAATTGCACAGAGCACAGGCGTCCCATATGTTAAAATCATGGGAGTTGCGATCGGTCGAGAAGAGTGGGTTAATGAAGAAAGTCCATTAAAAGATAGTTCTCCAAAAGCAACAAATGCCAGAAACAAAACGCATATATAAGGTATAATTAATCAAACATATTTTACATGGATAATAAATCAATCTCACTAGAAGCTCACGAACTTATCAATAATCGATCTGAAGAAAAAGATCGTATGTATGGACCTTTCTCTGAAGGTATGGATCGAGCTGCTCTCATTTTTAAAGGTATGACAGGTCTAGATGTAACTGGCCGCGAAATGTATATGGCTCTTATTGCTCTTAAATTTTCACGTGAAAGTTATAACCATAAGCGTGACAATTTACTCGATGCAATCGGCTATATTCAAGGTCTTGATAACTATGTAAATGAAAAACAAAATAATGGATGATTTAACTCGAGGTACTGCTGTTAGCCATCTAAAGTTAGGAAATGGCAAAATAACCGAATTTTATGAATTCTATAACACTATATTTGTCGATGTGTTATTTGAAAAAAGTACAGAACCGATTTATATTA